AGAAGCAGGGCGAGCGTAAAATTCTTGGCGGTTTGGCGGTCGCCGGAACGGTAGGCGGTGTAGCGGCAGGATTACTTATCGGTCGTGGCTTCAAGCCAAAAGGCTACGCACAGTGGCGGCCAACCGTGGTGCCGCCGCCATCCGTTAAGGGGAAAAAACGCCGTGCCGCCTCGAACCAAAGGCATTGGCTGCCGGAGGATCTGGCGCCGCCGGAGCGCAGTTGACTAAAAAAGAACAGGAGAACTTATGAACGAAATCAAGAAGAAGCTGGTGGCCTTGGAGGCCAAGGTGGATGCAACTCTTTTTGCCGTCACTGGCTACACTGGTTCCGTGCGAGGCCAGCGCAGGTCCATTGTCCGAGGCGAAGATGGCAAGTGGTATCGTGAGGACGGCACCGAGGCAAAATCGGTGGGCGATTTCAAAACGGTGGGCGGCGCGGCGGCGACGGCCGGTGCGGTCGGCAGCGGATTGGTCGCGGATCGTGCGATCATGAACCGCTACGGCGGCGGCGGAAGCGGTATGGCGGTGCGTAAATCGGCCTATCGCAGTGCCGGTCGGGATCTGATGGAGTCGGGTCGCGCTATGGGTGGCAGAGCGATTGACGCGGGTAACGATGGTTTCCGTGCGGGCCAGCGTTCATGGCGTGCGACGAAGCCGGGAGCGATTGGGAATCGCACAGGAAAGACGGGTTTGTTCGGACGTATGCGCAAAGCTCTGGGCAAAGGTCTGGCCGTTGCCACAGGCGGCAAGGTTCGTTTTGAGGATCAGGTCAAGGCGCGGATTGAGTTTATGATTCCAGCAGTTATTCCGATGATGGCCCGCCGAGCGGCCGGACGAATTGGCAATGCGGTCACCGGATGGAAAGTGAAACCGAGTCACATGCGCGATCTTCGCAATGAAATGCGCTCGGCTCCTGCTGACGTTTCAAGAATGGCGAAAAACACGATACCTGCGCTTACTGGGGCTGTAGGTGCGCTGTCAGGAGGCATGAGGGGCGTGGCGGCGGGCGCGGCAGTTGGGGGCGCTACTGGTGCGGTCAAAGGTGCTATGGATGAGAATACCAGCGTGCTCGGCGGTGCGTTCAAAGGAGCTTTGGGCGGCGGTGCTTTGGGCGGGGTAGCCGGTGCTGGGATTGGCGGGGCCAGCGGTGTCTCTTTTGGTAACAGGCTTATGCGCACCCGATCTTTGCGTGGGTTTTCAGAAATCAAGAAGCGTCTGGTCGAGTTGGCTGAGTATCCGTCCAAATGACCACGAAAAAAGGTCGGTGCTGGAAAGGCTGTAAGCCTGTTCCGGGCAAGAAGGCATACAGCAAGGGCAGTTGCTCGTGCGGCATGTCGGCGCTGAATCCCGGCATGATCGAGTTTGTCGATCCGCGTCCTCGCGACGATCAAGGGCAGTATGTTGCCAATGAGACGGGCGGGGTGGATCCGAATTCCATGGCTGCGGCCTACGGGAACGTGGAGGCCGAGAAAGCACAGCGTCGCTCGATGATCGCCCAACGGCTGAAACAAATGCTCGGTAAGGCGTGACGATCAAAACGCCACAGGGGGATAGTGCGCTGAGCCTGCTTTACAAGTGGGAGCAGTTGGCGAACACGGGCTTCTCGCTCGACAACTTGTATGTGAAGCATTCCCCGGGCAAGGGCTTGGGGGTCTTTGCCCGCCGTGAAATTGCGGCGGACGAATACATCGAGTTCTGTCACTGCATCACTTGCGATACGCCACGCCAGTTTTTGGCCGAGCCCCAGATCAGCCGCTACGCTTACGGCAACGACAATATCGCCATGCTCCTTCTGGGATTCGGGTCGATCTACAATTCAGCGCAAAGCGCTGAGACGGCCAATGCGCAGTATGCGGTGTTTTCCAAGAACAAGCTGGTGGTGTTCTGGGCCTCCCGCCTAATCGAAGCTCATGAGGAAATCTGCGTCTACCACGGAGAGGGATTCTTCAACAATTGGTGCAAGCCATCGCAACCGATGGTGGCCATGACTGTCTAAATTGACACGGCGCTCTGGGCATGGGCTCAGAGATCATTCAATTCAACTGTAACACGATCAGCGGTCGTGTGGACCGCGACAGCGGCGTTATTCGCGGCGTAGCTGTTATTACCGGCGGCGTCACAGCGCGCGGTCACAATCTGGAGGTCGATGACAAAACGCTCAAACAGATTGTCGAGTGCGGTAACGACAAGGGGCGGGTCCAGGTCAAGCTGAACCACAAGGATCCGCAAGCCTTACAATCCATTTGCGGGTTTTTGGAGGGATTTCGTCGCGAGGGCAACAAGGTTGTCGCCGATTGGCATCTCTTAAAGTCCCACGAGGAATACGACAAGATCATCGAGCGGGCAGAGCGGATGCCCGACTGCTTCGGCTTGAGCGCGGCATTCGCCGGACCTCCCAAGGGAGAAAAGCTCAAAAACGGCAAAGCCGCGGCGCGTTGCGAAGAACTCCTTGCCGTCGATTGCGTGCCGATGCCTGCGGCTAATCCAGCGGGCCTTTTTTCGGCGCTAGTTGACAGCGAGCAAAAAGAAAACCTTATGGACCAAAAAGAAGCCAACCAAGCAACAGAGCCGACGCTGACTGACGTTATCGCCGCTCTCCAACAGGTGCAGGAAACGGTCAACGCTGTGGCTAATCGCCAAGCCGAGATCGACGCCCTTATTGAAGCCAACACGCCCCTTTCCGCCGAGGAACTGGAGCAGCTTGCCGCGATGAGCGACGAGGAGTTGGCCGCGCAAGGGATTGACCGCACTGAAGTCAACGAAGCCATCGCCGCTTACAACGCCGCCGTCGAGGCTGGTGAAGGCGACGAAGCGGAAGGCGAGGCTGGCGAAGCCGAAGCGGCTCCCGCTGAAGCTGCCGCACCTGCCGGTGCCGCGCTGTCCGCGCTGCGCAAGCGTGTGGTTGAACTTGAGGCCAAGCTGGCCGGTGAAAAGGAAGACAAGGAATCCGCCGAGATCATGCATGCGTTCGATGTGCTTGAGCAGAAGCAGGCGGCCCTGATCGCGCAGAACGAAGCCCTTCAGCGGACCATCCGCCTCCAGGGCATCAAAGCCGCGACTCCGGGAACCGAGTCTTTCCGCATGTTCTCCGCCGATCAGGGCGACGACAAGGTGACTGAGTTTGACCGCTTGGTGAGCGCGAAAGCCACCGAGCTGGAATCGCAGGGTAAAGCGAAGGCGGCGGCTCGCGCCGAAGCCATCCGCTTCACGATGAAAAGCAATCCCCGCTCGTATGCGGAACACAACGCCGCCCGCGGCATCGTGACACTGGCCGACAAATAAGGAGCAAATTTATGGCATACATCGACGACAGCAAGGCGAGTTTCCTCGCACTCGGGACCAGCGGAATCGCCGGCAATGTGCGAGTCAAACTCGACAGCACCGGAAAGATCACTCTCGCGGGTCAAGGCGACCAGGAGATCGGCGTGACCGATTTCAAGGTCAACGACAACACAACTCCGGTCAAAGTTCACCTGACCAACGGTGGCGGATCGCTGGAAGTCATTGCAGGCAGCGCAGTCGCTGTCGGCAGCGTCGTCAAGCGTGCGGCCAACGGCAAGGTGGCCGCAACCGGCGGCACTGATTACGGCATCGCCGCGCAAGCCGCTTCGGCTGACGGCGATACGATCGAAGTTTTCCCGCTCTAATCAAGGAGGTAACAATCTATGTATACAAATGCTGACGCACTAATCCGCCCGGAACTCCAGGCGGTTGTTCAAGAGGCCTTGGAAGCTGAAAAGTTTTTCATTGCCGACATGGTTTTCCCTCCTTTCGCGAGCAACACCAAAACTGGCGAATATAGGAAAATCAAGAAGGGCACGGGCAACATCTTGGCGAGCAACAGCTCCGACGAGACGCTGCGTGCACCCCGCACGGCCTACAAAGAGGTCGACAGAACTTATGAAAAAGCGAGCTACGCTTGCCGCGATCGCGGTTTGACCGAAGTGGTCGATGACAGCGATCAGCACGACTTGGCCCGCTTCTTCGACGCCGAGCAGGTGAGCACCAAGCTCCTCCTCTCCAACATCCTCCGCGCTCAAGAAGCGCGCGTGGCCGCCAAGGTCATGAACGAGGCAACCTGGGGCAAGGTGGATGCATCGGTGGCTTACACTGAAGCGAACATCAACACGCTTGACGTTCCGCTCGACTTCGAAGAGGCCATCGCGCGAGTCCAGAAACGCGGTGAGCTCGTCAACACGATCATCATGAGCCGCAACATTTGGAAGCGTCTGCGCCGCTCGACTCAGCTGCGCAAATACATCTACGGCGACAATGCCGGCGGGAAAATCATCACCAAGGACGTTTTCTTGGCGACCTTCCAGGACAGCGCTCCGATCACCAACCTTTTCATCGCCGAGGCTGTTGTCTCGACCGCGAAGAAAGGCGAGGTCGTGGCTGACAACAAACTCAGCTACATCTGGGGCGACGATTATGTTTGGATGGGTTCGATCGCTGGCGGAGATCCGTCGATGGGCGGCGCGGGCCGCACCATCTACTGGGCCGAGGACGTCGAGTTCAACTATGTGGTGGAGAGCTTCCGCGACGAAGCGCGCCGCAGCGACGTGATCCGTGTTCGTCAGTATAACGAAGAGCACGTGGTGAACGAGTGTGCCGGAACGCTGATCAAGACGAACTACGCATAACACTTCTGGTGTGGGTTGGGACTGCAAAAAAACACCCGTCAGCAATGGCGGGTGTTTTTTTGCGTTAGTTGACGGGCGCCTACCAATGTGTTTGACGAGGCGTTTACAAGCTCGGACGAGGAGGCTTTCAAGATCCTTTCGCCTGATACGGTAAAGGTGTGGCAATCCTCGGCGCCCCAGGCTGTGCGCGTGGCCCGGGCCATTGAGATGCCACGGGAATTGTCCGGTGATTTTCGCGAGGGCGGCCGGCAAAAGGTGATCAACTTCGAACTGGAGGCCGACGCGGCTCCGCTGAGAGCAAGCACCGGCCTGACGGTTTTGCCGGAAGTAACCGATGGCTGGCTGGCCGAATGGCGCACGGTGCAGTATCGGATTCTGGCCGTGGTATGGCAGGGCGGCACGGCGACTCTGCGCCTCGGACCAGTATCTGATCCATCCGGGTGGTAATATGAATGCAAGCATTGAAATGGAATTGATGGTGGCCGGGGCGCTGCGCGGTATGCAGCCGCCGCTCGGTGTGCCGGTGCTCGAAGGGCGGGCCAAAACGACCAGACCCGCGACCTACATCGCGGTGAACGCGGTCGAGGAAGAGTATCTGGTCAATCAGCTTATGAAGGTGACGGTCGAAATCCTGCATGTATCGCAGATGGATGACTCTCTAACTGAGACGGCGCGCGCGGCGCTGCAGCGCATCTACGGATTTTTTGCCGACGAGAGCAGCGTGTTGTCGGCCATTCGGGAGGCAGGGACGCCCCAGATGTCCAGCTGGCCGCACTTCGTGTATTTTGGTAAGGGTGAGCACAAGAAGAAGGACCGCTCACAGGGGGAGAGCATTACCATGGTGTTCGGGGTGGAGAACCAAGACGTCTAATTGCGGGGCAGAACTCCGGTGAGTTCAGGTGTCTCATAAGCATCTATAGGTGGGTTCGACTCCCACCCCCGCTAATCGACCTTTTCCGGCGCTTATCTATCTACGGGGGCAAGGGGGAGTTGACACCGGTCTTTTCAGAGTATGGCCAAGACTAATTGGGGCCAGATTGCGCGGGCGGCACACGAGCATGCTCACCGGTCTGTCATCGAAGACTACAAAGCCCAAGTCGAGCGCTACGAACAGCGCGTGCAAGAGCTGGAAGACCAGTTGGGCGTGACCGAGGCATTGCGCAGCGTGGAACCCAACCGGGTGCTGGAAGTGAAAAAGACGACCAAAAGCGAGGCGGTGGCGGTGGCGGTGGCATCCGATTGGCATGTGGAGGAGACGGTGGATTCGGTTTCGGTCAACGGCTTGAATGCCTACAATCTGGGTGTCGCAGAGAAGCGGATCGACCAGTTTTTCACCAACGTGGTGCGCATGACGGAGATTCAGCGGGCCGGGGTGGACATCAATGATTGCGTGTTGTTTTTGGGCGGCGACCTGATGTCCGGCTACATACATGAGGAGCTGCAAGAGACCAACAGCTTAAGCCCCACGGAGACGATTTTGTGGCTGCAGGAGCGCCTAACGGCAGGCATTGGTCTCTTACGTAAGAATTTCAAACGAATCTTGGTGCCTTGTTGCTACGGCAATCACGGGCGGACAACCAAAAAGCCCCGCCACGCGACCGGCTATCGCAACAGCTACGAGTGGCTGCTGTATAAAACGATGGCGCAACGCGGCTACAGCACCACGGCCTGCACGGTGGAGTTCCAAGTGGCTGATAGCTACTTCAATTTCGTCAAGCTCTACGGCAAAACTTTGCGTTTTCACCATGGTGATAACATCCGTTACCAAGGTGGTGTGGGCGGTTTGACCATTCCCGTGGAAAAGGCCATCGCGCAGTGGAACCGCGCTAATCCAGCCGATTTGGACGTTTTTGGCCACTGGCATACACAGCAGCAAAATCCAAAGTGGGTGAGCAATGGTTCGTTGATCGGCTACAATGCGTATGCCATCAGCATCAAGGCGGCCTATGAGCCGCCCCAGCAAACCTATTTTCTCTTTGATGGCAAAAGGGGGCGGACCATTACTGCCCCAATCATTTTATGATGAACTGGAAAGCAGAAGTGGATCGTATGAACAAAGCTTCGTATGCATGGCCCAAGGGCTGGGATACCAGAGAGGATATCGCCGACCAGCTTGAGTGTTCCGTTGACCGCGTCCGCGAGGTCTTAGGCCCCGGCATCAAGTCGGGTGCTATCGAGGTAAAAGATTTCAAGATTTGGGACGACGGGCGCTTTATCCGCAAGACGGGGTATCGCAAGGTGACACCAAAGAAATGAAATGCCCCGCTCGGTTGCAGCTTTCATCGGATCCTGCGTGCTTCGCTACCATGGCACGCATTCCCTAGTCTTCAGTCGCGACCGAAGGCTCCGGCTGGGTAGCACAAGGGTCTCGGGCTGGTGCGATGATCGCGTGTTAAAGGTAGCGACCGGTGTTTCGTTTGAGCACTGGCTTGGCGTTCTTTGCCACGAAACCTGCCACATTGATCAGGTGCGCAGCGACAAGCGATGGTTTGCCAAGTGCGAGGAAGGCCTGACGAGGTTGGATGCCTGGCTACAGGGCCAGCGGCCGGTGCGGGTCCGAGAGGGCGCCCTCGATGCCATTCGATTGGAGCATGACTGCGAGAAACGTAGCTTAGCGAAAATTCGCCGCCATGGCCTGCCGATTGACACGGCCTTGTATGCGCAGAAGGCCAATGCCTATGTGCTCGGCTATCACATCACTTTGCAGGACAGGAAGTGGTGCTCTCGGGCTTATCGCGACCGCAGCGTCTATGGCCGCATGCCAAAGCGTCTTTTGCCCTTGGAAGCGGTGCTCAAACCAAGCCAAGAGCTTTTGGACTATTTCAAAAGTTGACAGCCAAGCAAAGTTATTATGGCACTGCAAAGAAAAGGTCAGGACTGGAAATTCGGAACAGAAGGGATCAATGTAACTGGACTCGATGTTGTCACTTCGTTTAGCTCTGGTTCGGAATTCTCTATCGTCACGGAAGCCAAGGGTGCTGGAGGCGAGATCGAAGCCGTTCTGTATGGCGGCAAGAAATACTTTTTTGAAGCGGAGGGCTATGGGACAGCCGCGCCTGGCCTCGGTGGCCCAGTAGACCTGCCCGGCGTGGAAGGTGACAGTTGGATCACCAAAGTGGAAAACATCGGGTCGAACGAAGACTTTCAAAAGTTCCGCGTCAGCGGCATCGGATACGAGTTCTAAGTGTCCCAAAAGTTCGTATTTGACGAACGATTTGTTCGGGCTTTCACACCGGGCACCCACAAGGTGCTCGGTGTTGTTTTGAAGCCATTCTCTTACTGGCACAAATTTCAGTTGGAATTGTGCGATTCGCCCTTTGTCACGGCGGAAGCGGTGCGCTTTGAAGATTTGGAGCGTGCCGTAGGCATCTGCCAGACCCAATACCCACAGCAATACAAAGAGCCGAAGCTTTCAAGGTGGCGGAAGTATAAGGAGATCTGGCGCGCGGCGATGAACGACTTGCCCAAGGCGTGCCGTGATTTTGACCGTTACCTGCAAGCCTATGTATCCAGTCCTAAAATCATGCAGAAGGACAAGGACACTGGCGGCACAAAGATCATAGACATCGAGCCCGCCCTGATGGAGGTGGCTTTTTACACGAAGATGACAGGCTGCCGGAGTGAGGAGGCGTGGAATATGTCAATCGGCGAATTGTCTTGGCTCAACGCGGCAATGGCCCGCACCGAGGGTGCGGATTTCAGCGTCATCACGCCTGTTGATGATGCTGCGTTAGCTCAATTGCGCGCGCTCAAGGCGGCAAGGGAGGCGAAGCAATGAATTGGTTTGAAAGCTTAAAACAATGGGCGCGTGATGCGGCCATCCGTCGTGCTGTGGAAAGAGAGGTGGGCGGCGGCGTCCTCAAGTCGCAAATTTACGTCGATCAAGACAAGCGGGTGAGATCTCCGAGCAATCCCGAGGGGTTACTGGTGGCCAATACGCGTGACGAGCCGGTCGGCGGCTATCAAGGCGTAGATCGGAAGTTAGCAGAGGGCGGCGTCATTTCGGGAATCCCGAATTTTAGAGCTGGCGGCGGCGGACTACCGCCATTGCCAAACCCGAATCCTGGGGTATGGGCTCAAATCGCGGCTGTCACCAAGCAGTTTGCTACCAATTTAGCGGCAGGCGCGCGCAATTTGGCGGACTCGGTGTTTGGCGCGCAAAACGTCGATGAGGCGCTGAAGCGCGCGGCGGCGGCTGGTGGGGCGCTCAAGACAATTGCCGCCGATCTGCTTTCTCCTCTTGGGCTGGCAGCGGGGTTGGCTTTGGGTTTGGCCATCGGCCTTTACAAGGCTGTGACGAACTCCCAGTTGCTGGCCGATGCTTTGGGCGAGGCGGCCAACCGTGACGTGTATAGCGGCCAGTTCAAGGCATTGCTGGGCGACACAGCGGCCGCTGAAAAGCGGCTCCGAAGCCTTGCGGCATTTGCCGAAGGATCTCCTTTTCGCTTCGATGATGTCGTCGATGCCAGCAAGCGCCTGCAGGTTCTGACGCGGGGCGCCATGACCGGCACCAGCGCCATGAAAATGGTGGCGGATGCCGCCGCAGTCGCTGGGGTCTCGATGGCTGATGCGGCAGCAGTCATCGGTGGAGCGTGGGAAGATATTTTCAGCGGGAAAAACGCGGGCAATGCCATAGATCAACTCAAGCAGCTTGGCATGGTATCGACTGCGACAGCCGACAAACTCAAGCTGATGGAAATGCGCGGGTTGCGCGGCCGTGGACTGTGGGCAGCCATCAGCGCCGAATTGGCCAAAAACAAAGGCTCGGCAGATGCCCTCGGCGAGAGCATCCAAGGGCTCAATGAGAAGCTGGACAATACCAAGGGCAATCAGTTGGCCAGCATTGGCGCCATGTTTGCCCAAGGCCAAGAAGATGGCATCCGTGCAGCAACTGTCGCGTGGAAAGAATTCGGCCCCGTGCTCAAAGACATTTTGTCTCCGATCGCGGCCTTATTCAACGCGATCAATTCGCTTATCCTTAACGCGGTCAAACTCGCCGCTGCTTTCCCAGGGCTGAAGCAAGGGCTGGTGCTGGTGGGCCGCGCCATCCTCGTGGTGATCGCTGCGCTGTCCGCGCTGGCGGCGGCGCAGGGTCTTCGACTGTTGGTTGGGGCGGTTCGTTTCCTGCTGCCTCTGGCCAAAGCTTTCCTGACGGCGGGTGCGGCGGGCGGCGTTTTGGGCAAAGCGCTCTCCTTTATCGGTGCCGGTTTTGTGCGGTTCTTGGGTCCGATCGGCGCGGCGATTACGCTGTTGAGCATGTTTGGGGATACGATCATGGGACTGATCGACAAGATTCCGGGATTATCGGCACTGCTCAATAGCATGGGTTTTGGAGACTTCGGCAATAATGCCAAAGCCACATTTGACGATGCGCAGGCCATGGCCCAAAAAATCGCGGCGGCTCAGTCGGGTTCATCGACGCCCGCCGAGCAAGCAGAACTGATAGGCCAAGCGGAAACGCAATTTCGCGCGGCTCAAGAGAAGCGGCGCGAGGCCCAGAAACGCGCCAAGGGAAAAACAGCAGGCGACTACATGGGCAATATCATGACCGGAGCGGCGACCGGCGCAGCGATAGGATTTATGGCGGGTGGGCCAGTGGGAGCAGCCGTAGGGGCCGTGGCTGGCGGCGTGGTAGGCGGGGTGGCAACATTTGCAGACGGAGTATTTGGTCAAGACCGCCGCGAAAAGGAGGCAGAAGAGGCGTCAGCGGCGGAGGCCGAAGCGCGAAAGCAGCGGGACGCAGCGCGCAATATGCCGAATAAGCCGCCCGAGGGATTCATGAACAGTCCTGCTTACCAGAAAGCCGCAGCTGAATCTGAGGGCATGCTGACCGAGGCGGACGCTTTGCAAGATGCGCTCGATGAGTGGGTGGAAGCCCTCAAGGCCAGCGGAGCGGACATCGACGATGCTACGCAAGCCGAAATCGACGCAAGGCAAGAAGCCATTGACGCGCTCAGAGCCGAAGCTGCGGCGAGGGTATCCGCCGAGCGAATCAAGCAGGACCAAGACAATGCCAACACGGCGCAACGGGTTCGCGGGGAAACTTTGGAGAAGATTGGCGAGGCGACGGGCGACCAAAGCAAAATCCAACAAGGGCGAGACATGCAAGATGAGGCTAATATCCGAGAGAAAACAAGCGGCTACATCGCCGAAGGTATGGATGCCGGAGAAGCCGAAAACTTGGCCCGCCAAGAAGTGACGGCGGATCGCTTGCTCAAAGAGCAGCAAAGCTACAGCACATTTGCCAGCGGCATAGGTGCCGTCGGCGGTGCGGCGGGAGAGACAGGCGGGACGGGCAGCACCGAAGAGGCCAGGCTGCTGCGCGAGTTGATAAGGGTTGTAGAGAAAGATCCAGGACAAGCTGCGGCGCCTATGCCCGGCAGTTTGGCGCAAAATCAAAGATAAAATGAACAGAGGTCTTCAGGAAAAGGGCAGCATACCGGTTGAATACTTGGAGCGGTTTAGCATCGACCGCATCGGGTTTGGTATTGCGGTTCGGAAGACGCTGAAAAGATTGGAGGAGGTCACGCAAAATCCAGAGACCGATTTAACCGGGGAGTTCATGGGCATGCCGCACGTGCGCCGTGAAATCGAGGCATCACCCGATGGCGGGGTAGGCGTCATCAGAGATTATTACGAGGGCCTTTTGCAAGACGGCAAGGAGCCCATTGAGGAAGTGGAGGGCTTTTTCGAGCAAGTCCCATTACAGGGACATCCCAACTTCAAATTTTTATTTGATAAATACGGGGGGTATTTCACGGCCAACGGCAACCTGCGGTGGCCGCCCAATCCGGATGCGACCTCTTCTGAGGGTTTGGTCAGCAATGTTTCCGATGGCAAAAGCCTTGCGGGCATCGAAGGCTTTTTGCGCATGGGGTGCACGATCAGAAAGATATACTCATCGCGCGATGTGCCTGCTGGTATTTTTAGTGGCGTGGGCATCATATCGGAGCCAGAGGTCAGCAAAGTTCCCGCGCCTGCATCTGGAAGTCGCAACTATCTGTATGCACCGCCCAAGCTGCGCTGGCGCGGCAATGCATTCGAGATCACCCAAGAATGGATGTACAGCGGCCTGGGCGGATGGGTTGACGACATCTACGACGGCAGCACGGAGACCGGATAATGATCACAGGCGGTCGCGGCGCATTCACTACCACGTTCCCTGATGGCACCACGGGCATCACCTACCAGCCGTTTGCCGAGGACTATGAGCCTGCGTGGATGGTGAGACATACCAATGAAGGAATGACCGTGGGATTTGGCACCGTCAATCTCATCGAGGCGGTGATAGGCGACAAGAGAATCGGCGGGGTCAATCCTGACGGCAGCATCTTTAAGCAGCCCACGATAGGGTTCCCCGCGCCCGGACACTATATTTACGTCAAGGTAGTCGTCGGCGACCGGTTAGACAGAATTGAAAAAGTCGAAATCATGAGTGGGGCGGCGGTAGATTTGACCAATGGTGAATACCCCATTGCTTATTTCTACACCGATCAAGACATGACGCAGGAGGGTTTGGGTTTTGAAGAGGGCAAGGCCGTAGGCCGGTTTTTGCAAATCGCCCATTTTCACCTGCGCTATCAAGTGAGAAAAAACAAACCGTATATTTTTCCCACCAATGGGTTCGGAGGCTGGGCCATCAAAGAATGAATAGCGGAGCGATTTTCGAGAAGGATGGCCACGGAATATTCGGCTGTTTCCGGCCGTATTCCGATTTTCATCCTGTCTTTCAGGTGACGCCGTTAAGTAAGGGCGTGGTGAGAATTGGCGCGGGTATGATCAACGGGAAATTTATACCACCAACCAAAGCTGCTGGGCCGACAAAATACGACATGCAATACAGAGCATGGATGTGCATCAAAACTCGCGTGACCGGCAATTTGGAGGATGGCTATGCTTTTCGTGGCATATCTTATGAAAGCACCGATTCATTTTTGAGCGAGGTGGAAACGGCGGCGACCGCCATGCGCGCTTTCAAGAGACAAGATGAGTTTGTCTGCTATTATCCCATTGCGATGTTTCGTCCCAATGGGGAATTCCATCAAATTGTGAATTTTCCCCTCAACTATATGGTGGGAGAGCCGCGCTATGACGGCGTGAGTCGCATCGGAGGCATCAGTCATTATTGGTTTGCAGCATGAAAACATTTTCGAAAGAAGACATCGGTTTCATGGCGGGCAGGTTTGACGAGGATTTCTTCCGTCGTTCCGGCCGCGCCAAAACTTGGGAGTCTATTGAAAAAACGCTGTCGGGCATTGAAGTGCCCGATTTAGAAATCATCAACCAAGAGCCCGACCCGAGATTGCGCGCCATTGCCAGCGCAGCCGAGACGGCAATCAACAGCGCGATTAATGGAATCAAAAATATTGCCTTCAAAACAGGTCACATGCTGTCCGAGGTCGGCAGCTACCTCTCCGGAGTTCAGCAATATGCCGTCAACGGAGGCATTGGTGCGAGCGTGGCTGGTCGCCGTGGTGCATACATCGTAAGCCTGAATGACGAGACGGAATATCAGCACGCGTGGTATGTCACTGCATGGTATAATAAAGGAAGCGACGAAAAAGAAGCGGGCTGGGAGTTGTCGATCAAGCCAGGGTTTTGCAACGGAATAGATCCCGCCATCTACGCGCAGCGGGCCAATGGCTACAATCCGTTTTCCGTTTACAAAACCTTCACCAGCGGGTTGGGCGCTTCCGGAGGAGCCGCTTCCGAATCGGGAGGCGTCAACGCCCTTTTCACTACGCCTCTGGGCGAAACCAATGCGGCCGATTGGATCGAGCTGTCGCGTGGGCCCGTATCGAAAGTGCAGGGATTTGCCAATGATCAACGCTTGCCCGAGTTTTTCGCGCGTCAAAACGGATACAATCCCAACGTGGATCTGGCATCTGGCGCGGAGAGCACGGCGCAGTTACTTGCGCAACTTGGTTTCCAAATTACCAACAACGGCGTAACCCAAGATCTTACCTCGGGAAGCAGGGCGGCGAATGCTCGCCAAGTCGTAGCCCAAGATTTTTGGCTGGAGGTCCCGCGCGCCGCCTATCGGACCACTGTGGACATTATCGCCAATCCACTAACGGGGCAGCTTGTAGACTACAATACGGTGTTTGACACTGGCGTGTTGGATCAGCGCCAAGGACAGGTGCGAATTTACCAAGGAAAAGTGCCGCAAGGTAGGGATGTTGAGGGAGTGCTGTCGGCTCGTATTTTGAGCGGAGACCTTGATCCCTCGGACCCCGGCGTGGACATGATACCGTTGTTTACCTTCTATTTGATGCAGCCGCCTGTGGCAAGTCGGCCAAAGGACGATGACGGTAAGCCCAACGGATCGTGGGCCCCCTTTGTGCAGTATCACACCACTTGGAACGTCAATCACGGCGTGAGGAATTCTCCACCGATCAACATCAATGCCTCCGCGCCGATTGAGTTGACTACGGCATTCTTTGTGGGCCGGTTTACCCTTGCTGCGGGTGCCTTGGGTGCGGTCACAGCTGAATTTGACAGAATTCTCAACACCGCAATGAACAACATCAACTCTGGGAGGCTGTGGACTAGTTGAGCACGGTGCGCCGGTATTGGGCGCCGCCCAATCCAAAAGTCAGAAATTTTGATCAGTTTGGCCTCAACAAAGGGTCAAGAGTCGCTGCTCAAAACGCGGCAACGAAGGCATCGAAACAGTTGCCGATCAGTCTGAACCGGCCGCTTCCGTATGCGGCGGGAGAATTTGACGGCGGCTACTTCAACGCGGTTTATGTGGATAAGATGGAGGAGCTTCCTCCCATCGTGGGTCTCCTTGGTTGACATAAGAGAGAAGTAAATGGCCACCAAGAGCAGGACGATCATCTACGCCGATCTGGCCAAGAGAAAGCCCGCGACCGGTGTCGATGGCGCACCCATGACCCTGCCGGAGATTCAGGCGGGGCAGGTATGGACAATTGCTCTGCGATTTATCGACATCATCAACTCTCGATATGCGGAGATCACGCCTCGGATCAGAAGCGTCAAGGCGGCCGTTGGTTTCGCCGACATGCGGCCGTCCGGAGGCGATTTTGCCTTGAGAGTTGGCACGGCGACGACGGCCCCTATTCCGCACTCCGCCGATGCGCGTCGGGTAGAGCGCGAACTAAACGGACTCCATTTTGGAACCTACAAAGTCGGTTTTGACAGAGGGACTTACATTGTAGAGCGGCTTGATATTCCAAACCAATACACAATGTCGGTGGCGGATAACCGACTGTTCCCGCGAACTTTTGTCAATATCAATCAGCGCTTTTACAGTGACGGGCGATTTGTCCAAGAACTGCGCTTGAATCAGTCGCCGCTTGTTTTCTCAGATTCAGCGGCAGAGGCTTTGCCCGATCCTCCCTTTGTGAGGACGGTGCAGGATGGCTATACAAGCCAAGACGGAACTTGGTATGTGAACGAAATTCAGGAACTTGTTATTCCTGCCGACTTCACCAAGGGCACGTATCAGCTCCTATTTTACGATAGAGGCTATGATGCCTTGCCGCGGCGCACTACCTTGTTGACTCTTTCGGATGGCGCGCCGCAAATTCAAGAAGCGCTGAACCGCATTCTTGCAAGCCTGCCTTACCCTGGGCGAGTCAAAGTAGAAAACCCATCTAATGGCGTAGCCCGCATCACTTTTGGGCAAGGGGGGCTCAATGACGGAACGGCGGGTGCCGATGTGCCGGAAATGAGGGTTTTCGTGCCGATCGGCGGGACGCCTACTCCCGACAGGACGCTCACGCTGAATTTTGATACCCAAGAAGTATGGTCGGCCCTGCGCGAGAAAGAGTCGATTCAAGTTCCTTTCGAGTTGGAAATTGAGGTGTATAAGGACTCGCGCAATCTCGCCTTGGGCGTCGATGTCGTCAAAGTGTGGAGCCAGCCGCTTACTCTCAAAAGAACCACCCTTTATCCTGCGCTGGCATCGCCGCAAAACATTGATTGGCTACGCCCTCCGGAGCCGAAAACCTACCTGCCTTTTGATTCAAACTCCATATCCATCGGGCACCGGCACTATACGGCCGTCATACCGGCGGGCACTGAACAGATAGAAGTTGATCACAATCTAAATACACCGTATGTGCATGTTACAATGTGGGAAGGTGCCTTCCCATCAAGCGGAACACCCAACTACAGTGTAGGGAATGGCGGCATAGGCTTTGTCAGAAAACTAGAAGCTACAGGCTTGAAGCCATTTGGCGAGACGATGCCTGAAGTCCCAGGCTACTACATATCTCAAGAATCAGCTGATAGTATAAATATACGATTTGGAACGGCTCTTGCTCCTACTTCTAACGTGCCGGGAAGCCCAGAGTCCGAGTGGAGATGGAGTTTGAAGCCGATTCCAGAGCCAGTGACCGTTGTAATAACCACTGCTTATCAAGCTGGAACTTTCCAGCAACATACTCACACCATTGACGATATTCCGGTGGTAGAGGGCTTGTTTGACGAGCTGGGCACTAGAATAACAAAGCTCGAAAGACTTCTGCCGAGAGATGGTGTGGCAAGTGTGACGGCGGAGGTTCCGCCCAAACCTGCGGAGTTTAAGGTTCCGTCGGTGGGCGAGGTGCTGCCAGACCTCCTGACTCTTGATTACGTCAACGAAAGGTCGGCGACCTTGAGTTCGCAGTTGGTCGTGAAAAACGATCAGCGCAATGAGGTTGCGGCTCCATCTGGGACGAATGTCAAAACACAGCAGGAGCAAGCGCAAACCAAGCAAGACAACATTAAGAAGGACAAAGACGCTTTGCCCGCCAACACTCTTTTCCGCGCGATTCTTTCGGGAGTCGGCCAGCCCGCTCAGCGCGGACAGTCGGAAATCAAAGATGCCCAGGGCAACATCCTGCAACCGGCCGTCACGGAAACCAGTGCCAATCCTTCGCTGTGGCCTCCGCGTCCGGCCGGATCGTTGAAATACCCTCTATTGCTCAGTTCCGTAGACAAGGAGAATCCATTGGATGTGACTACCCTGCCTTCTACCTCTGGGATTTATCGCAATATTTTGAATGAAACCTTGGTTATCCCCGGTGGCAGCGGACGCAAATCGCAGAAGGTTCCCAATGGTGGGCTGTTCGTTTGCAATCGCAGCGGCGTCTATTATCGGGTCAACGAATCAGAGAACGCCTACCATCCCTTAGAATTCGATCGGGAACTGTGGAGAGTCTTCGTTGGATCAGCGCAATTCCCAGTGCAGTCACGAATGTTTGCCGAGGGTGAATTGCGCGTTCGTTTGGTCGGCGAGTTCTTTGATGACGATGCGCGAGATATTGAGCAGGTTCGCTTGGCCGCCCAATACAAACTAAAGTGCGAGGCCCTGATCATGGACGCGGATGATTTGATGGGCGAAGTCTTGCAGACGGTGGTTTTGGGTGAGACGCGCGTGGCCCTCAGTCCAGGCTATGAAACGATGCCATGGCAGCTGAGCATATCGAACACTGCGGAGGGCATTAGCAGCACGTGGACCGCCTACCAGAATTCCTTTTCAAGCGATCTTTTCCGCGTGCCAGCCATTGTCCGGCTCCGGCTCTGTGAGTTCGACGTTGACAACGAGTCGGATGATACGGTGCCGCGAGGCCAAGTCGCGCTGGTCATGCCGCAAACCACACTTTCAATAACAATCATCTAAATATGGCTCTTTTAACCAGCGGTATTTCTTCGATTGATAGGCTGCCTGCCCCGGCGCTTGGGCTTCTTCCTGCCGTCCACGATGCAACAGTCGAGCTGTATGTTGGCACGACAATGGTCTACGGAACGTCTAACGGATTAGTCACGGGCACCGCCGTGCTCGCGCCACTGCCTCCATTGAGTAAAAATGCCGTGATTCAAGTTGCAGAGGACAGTCCGGTTGTAATACTGCCTCCATTTCAGGCATGGCCTTCGGCAAGACTAAGCCCTGGGGAGTATGCAGCCTGTGATGGTCGGCTTTGGTATCCGGCAGTCCGGTATAAAAACACCAATTCGTATTACTCAAAAGCTTTTGAGAGACAGCTTTACACTTTTGCCTTCACTGCAATTTCATTGCCGTTGCGCACTTTCTGGACGCTGACGCGAAATTTTTCTTTCAGGCTCCTTTCCAACAATACGAACTCCGTATGGAACATTGTTTGGGAAGTTGGAGATCGCGCAACGGAAACCACCCCAGCACCGATTGGGCCCAACTTGCTTGGGTATGTATGGCGCGAGCCCCTGCTAGACGAGCAGGTGCATATCACGGATGTAGCCAGCGAGCACAAACTTGGAGTGAGGCTTTATCGACAAGTCGGACAGGAAGATCCCACAAATCCGATTTCTCCCGAGTATTGGACTGGCAGCATCAATCGTTACGACAAGTGGGTCGCAGTAGGATCTCCACAGTTGCCGCGCACCACTGATTTTGTCCTGCGGGTTAGACTGTCTTGTTTCGATACGCAAAACGACGTAGCCGATCCGCGCGGGTATGTAGCTTATTTCGCGTCTGATCCATCACAAACTCAATTCAACTTCAAATAGGCAATGGCTGTTCCTGTAATATCTTCGACGCAAAGTGTTCTGGTTTACGGAGTGGGCCAGCAGTTTACTTATCAGCTGACGGCGACCAATAGTCCTTTTGAGTGGGGGTTTGGGTCTTCCGAGGCGGTCCCCACCGGAGTGTTTTTTGATACACTCACAGGCGCCATCACGGGTGCGGGGACTACTCCAGGCATTTACAATTTGACGGTGGCCGCGCGCAATTCCTCCGGCTGGAGCGTTCCAGTAAGCATAACCATCGGCATCTTCGAACCGGCATCGGGCGACGTGACCAGAGATGTCACGATCAACACTACCACATGGTCAGTGACAGCTTCCGACCCAGAAGCTGCCGTGGCGGCGGCGAGCAATTCCTCAGACCCATCGTTTGCTGCCGCAATTATCGCAGCGCGTTACGGCGATGATATTTTGTTCAAGGTGAACTTCAGCACGGCTGTGCCTTTGGTCATGGCCAAGTTTGCGCTGCGGGGGGCGGCCTCTGATCCGCCGTTCATCGAGACGGACGAGTTGGCCTTCCGCAAAATCACCACACAGACCGGCTCGACGTTTGCAACGGCGGCTTACGTTTATGTGTCGCTGGCCAATGCGCCGAGCTTGGCCTCATGGCTGGAGGACAAAGAGACCGAAACCACGATGCAAAACAATGTGACCTGTGAGTTTGAATTGGAGCTGGAGACTCCGGCGCAGACTCCAGGACCGGCGACACAGATCATCACAACCCGCTCCTTTTTGATGAGGGTGGTCAAAGACACCATTAAGTGAGCTATGCCTGTTTCGATACCAAGCGGCGGAACGGGGGCCAACTTCATTGCGAGTGCCTTGTATGCGGGCCGCATCGAAATCATCAGAGCGCGGGTGCTGGTGGGCGTCGATGATGGTCCGATAGCGACTGAGTATCTGGTTGATCGGCGTTTTAATGGTCAGTTTTTTCAAAACGCCCGCTTCAAGCGGCTGGGTTTTCTTCCTCCAGGCATCAGCTTTTTACCCGACAGCACCGGCATCAGGTTCTATGGGGTTCCGCAGGCCAGCGGGACGTATGAGGCGCTATTTGAAGGGCCGTATCCGGATAACTTTGTAGGCACAAGCACAGACGGCAACGCGCAAGTTGTGTGTCAAGCAACGCCACAGACGCCAAACGTGGGCATTCAGACGGGGCAGGTGTTCAGTTGGCTGGTCAGGTTTGTCGTGACCACGGTCAATGCGTTCGCCGTGCCCTTCGGTGTGGCTTACAGCTACATGCTTTCTTCAGACTCGGCTACCCACACTGCGAAGCGGGAGAGTTGGGGCAGCTCCAACGGATCTTCAACATTTGCCACCGGAGTGCCCTCGGCTCCTGTGGTCCGTAATGTGACAATATCATGAACCTCCAAGTAAGAGCCTATATTGACCCGCCGCAAAGTGACGGCGGCTCGCCTATCACGGGGTATCAAGCCCGTGCGCCGTTCGCGACTTCCAATTGGTCGAACATCACGCGCGCGGCTGATGGTTTGGTCACAATCAATTTTGCCGCAAACGATGGCGATGCGTTGGATGTTTCGGTGCGGGCCGTGAACGCGACCGGCGCAGGCCAAGCAGGCACCTTGGTCTCGGGCCGTTTGACGAATACGGGCACGACCAACAATCCCGTTTGGCAAATAATCGGGGGTGTTTCCGATGGAACGCTGGTCATCGACATCAATACAGGAATCGACGTTCCGGTCAGCGGAGGCGAGGGTAGCGGCGATCCTCATTGGAGGATTTACATTGGGGGATCTTGTTACCATGAAGTCTTTGCCGCGGCGGTCGGCGGGCGGTGTGCTGATCGAAGCGCCGATGCGGAGGCGTATCAGTTGGCGAATGGCACGGCGGTTTCCATAGCGCAGTCATCCGTGGCCAACATCAATTTGCCGGTGGCACGATCGCGTTATCGGCTGCATGAGTTGTATCATGATCCTTACGCACCGTGGGCAGTAAATGCGTTTGGAGGGGGCGGGATTTCGCGGCAAGGAGCAAACGTCACTGTGTCCGCAGTGGGCCGCTCGCCATCGGTCGCTCCGGCGCCGGCCAATCACTATACCGCCGCCATTTACTATAGCGTTGACGGCACTAACCCGCAGGGCGGAGGTGGCAGGGCGGCCATGGGTCAAGTGGCGTCCATGATTTACATGGGTTCAGCGGAAATGGGAGATGTATGGCAAGCTACTATTCCTGCAACTGCCAAATACAAAATAGGCGTGCATCGCAGCGTGGCTGACGCCGCTGCGCCACGCCAGTATTTTGCCACGTTCGATGACAACGCGGGCACGGATGAAATCTTGTATTTCTACGGAGAAAAAGACGGCGAATGGATGGCGGTCTATTACACATGCGTCGGAGACTTTCCCCTGACGGGCGGCATTGCCTATGTGATCAGTTCGGTAAGGGTTGAGACTCACGCCGGACCTCAGACATTGCCCTTCACATGGAACGGCATCACCGCGCGCGGCGGCAATGGCTTTTGCGCTGTGGATGTTGGGACTTCTCTCAATTTGGATGTAATTGGCGGCGGCTATGCCATCATTCTCAAGCTGGCGACCAGTGGCGTGTCATTGCCGTGGTATGGCGGGTGGGGAGGAAGCATTGACGGTTTCGGCAATGCGGCGGTAGCGATTGGCTTGGATATTACCCGGGCAGATTTGGAAGCGGCGGCGGTCGATGGGCGAGGATCAGCTGCTTTTGACAAGGTGTGTTTTAACCGTGGCGAGTGGGCGCTGAATCCCGCCAGTGTCCCATGCATGGTAGGCAGGCCTCATCGGTTTGATGATGTGGAGCGCGCTTTTTGGCCGGTGCCTCCAGGGGGATGGGGCGGTTGGAAACCGGAGGACTGGCAGCTTGACCCGAATGATCCTTGGCAGCCCGATCCGCGAGACAACCCTGTGAGCGGGATGCCTGTTGGTCGGCCATGATTTACCTGCAGTCTTATTTGCAACTCGCGCCGTCCGAGGTTGCCGGGGTCAATGCTGTAAGTTTCCGCGATTCAGGCAAGTCCGCGCAACAGGCAGATTGTTGGAGGTTAAGCAATTTGCGCTTGCGGAATCTGCCGCAAAGCGAGGTCGTGTTTTACGGATCGGATAGGGACTTGATCGACGGAGTGAGTTATGGCGCCGTGCATGAATTTCCCAAAGAAATCAAGGAACTGCCGCCGCGCTGTTGGTCTGTCGGGAAACTGTATGCGGCAAGTATGCAAACCGAGCCCTTTCTGCATGTGGACATGGACTGTTTTCTCGGGCTGCCCGTAACCCTTACGGGTTTTACCGTGCAAAGCGAAGAGCACTATTTCGAGCCGCGAGCTTGGGGCTGGTTTTACGGATTGATGGCCTGCTTGCTCAAAAAAGGAATCAAGCATCCCTTGCTCGAAGAAGTGTGGGAGGCAGCGCACGCCTCCAGAGGACCGGTGCTGTGGAACTTCGGTGTATTTGGCGGCAGTTCGCCCTTGGTGCCGCAGGCGTGCGGTGATGTCGTTGAGTTCTGCTTGGAGCACAAATCTGTCTGGCAGGACATACCCCCGTATATTTTCGTGACCTGTGCTTTGGAGCAGATTTTCGTTCCGCTTTTGTGCCTTTCGCGCGGCGTCTCACCCAAGCCTTTGCTGCGGCGTGGTTTCGAGGAAGCGGATTCCGCGCAGTTGGCGTATTGCCACCTGATTGCTGATAGTAAACATGATCCGAAAAATATCGAGGCGGTCAAAGTTCGACTGGCAGAGTTGACTTTGACCGACAACTGATGGGTTCTCGATTGCTGACATTTCGGGTAAGCATGCACGAGCCGCGGGACGAAGGCGTCTTCGGGACGGCTTCGACGGTTTCTGTGCGCGGCACGTTCAGCAATTGGGAGCCAATCTACAATCTTTTAGACAATGACGGCGATGGCATTTACTCCGTGACCTTTCCGGTTTTCGGGACGGCGGGAGAGACGATTTCCTACAAATATGCCATCAGCACGGATGCCGGCCAAGATGTTTGGGAGTCTTTGGCGGATCGGACTTACGTCTTGGGGCCGGACGATGTGACAGTCAATGTTTCATCGCTCCCGCATCTTTTCAATAATTTGCAGGGCACGCGTCCAAGAAATCTGCAGTTGGGCGACAGAAAGCTCATGTTGGCTCAGTGGGTAGGCGCCGCCGCCAGACCGGCTCCGGATGCTCAAGACGGCGCATACTTGTGGCTGTGGGACAATGTCGTGGGCTACCGCGGCTACGCTGACACGTTTGTAGCCCCGCCACCTTCGGCCGTCGGCAGCACTCAGTTCCTACAGCTCACACTGGAGGCGACCCCGACAGAAGGAAGTGTCATCACATTTGGGATCTCTGAAACCGGTCAGCGGGCAGCTGGCCGCTTGGACTTTGGCAAGCAGTATTCATTGCGCCTGAAAGCAACCAACTTTTTCGGGACTAGTTATTCGGAATCTTTACAAATCACGACCCCTCCGCAGCCTACTGGAAATCCGGCATGGGCCGGATCAATTAGTGAGAGCAGCAATGCGGAACGCAAGGCCTTTGAAATCACGCAAGCACAGGGACTGGTCGCCTACAAAGTGTTTAGCAGCGGATATGGAACTATCAACATCCCCGCCAACCCATACACTGATCTGACTTTTGCAGGGGAAAGCATCGAGTATTTTATCGGATCACCAAATGGCTGGTTTCGCCGCCAACAAGTGACGGCCAGCGCGTGGTCAAACCCCACGATCCCGCTGGTGACCGGAAGTAGCACGCTAGACGGGACCGCCATCTTGCAATGGTATGCAGACCCAAGCGCGCTGTTTTACATGGTGCAGATGCCGCAAGGGGCGCTGACCACCAATCCCAACAGGATCACGCTCGGGCAAGTAGGCAACCCCATGCTCTTTACGGCCAACAACTTGATTCCTTCGCCCCCGCCGATTCTTTCTTTCATACTCAGCAATGTTCCAGGGCACAGCTATTTGACCAGCAATGAAGGCGGCGCGCAGCTGAACTCACTGCCCTTCAAGGTCATTGCGGTGAATGGCGGCGGGTTAGTCGGCGAACCGACCGCTTGGAGCAGCATCAATCTGGGGACGCCGACGGGAAGGCCGGGCGGAGCGGCGGCCATCACACTTTTGCCCGCCAGTGACACAAGAACGACCAGCGGCACGGCGCGCACATTTTCCACGGCCTCCAACCGGAGAATGTGGGCAAAACCCACCAGCGGCAGCACTCAATTCACAGTGGGCGGGGCGAGCGTGCCAACGCGTTGGATCTTGCCCGAGGACTTGGCTGATGTCGATTGGCTGATCAATGGCGTGGGAATGAACACCATCGACCGCACTTTGACCGGCAAGCTCAACAGTTACGCTGCGCCCATTGCCAAGAAGCGTTTCGCGGACAGCAATTTTTCCGGTTCTTACTCGGGTCACTTCATTGATGGGCGCCGCTACAAGGTAATTTGCAACTGCAAAATTTACAACGTGAAGTCGGCAGCCAGTGATTACTACACAGAGGCGTATCTGATCCCCGGCAACGATTTCACTTTGAAAGTGCTCTTTTACACCATGTTCCGGCAAACGGTTTTGCAAGTCGGCGGGCCTACGCTGCACTACACTTTGGAGAAAAAAGTCGGGATTTATTCTTCGGACCTGGCGCGGCGCGGATCGCAGTATATGTCTCCTTTGGTGGGTGGCGGAGACGGGCCTTGTTTTGTCCGCACGACGGTGCCTGCTTCCGAGGAAGAAGTCGTTTCGCTGAGAATCAAAGTGCCTGCTGGAATGCAGGGGAGTGTTACAACGCTAGTGGTTGCTGCCGTATGAGCTTGGGATGCTGCTATATCAGAAGGACCGAGGCGGGTTGCCCTGTTCCTCCTATCACCGATCCGGGCGGAGGAACGGTGACGGTGCCTACCGTTCAGGGTCTGTGGTTTGAGTGCGCGTTGCCAGGCGGCGGCTGCCACCATGGCATTGGCTTCGTGCGGATGTATAACGGGAACGATGTGTTGATGTATCATGGGTGCCCGAGCACAACCGGAACCAACAGGACTTACATCACTTTTGATGCTTCACTGCTCAACTACGGATCAAGGATTCACATTGATTATGTGCACCAGAGAGGGGGGCAGCGGGGCGGGTTGTCTGTGCCTTGCGCGGGCGGACACGTGTGCAATAGCGGTCTTTTTCGCGCGGGCCTTGGCGCTCACGCGATAGGGACAGCCAACATTAACAACGCTGGGCAGGATGGCGCTAACGATGGCTCGCCGGGTTCGGACCGTTACAACCGGTTTACCATTGCCAACAACATCATCGACGACTTTTTGGGTTCGATCGGCGGCAATCCCGGCAATCCCACAACGCCTTCCGGCGTGGCCGCCACCTACATGAATCAGCAGCGGATCGTCATCGTGTGGAATGACCTTTCGGCGTCTGAAACCGGTTACGAGATCGAGCGTTCCATCAATTTTGGCGCATGGTCCACTATTACCACGACGCCTCCCAACACTGCTATTTATGCCGATACCGCCCCTCCCGGCGGATCTTTTGGTTACAACACGCGCGTGGCTTACCGGCTGCGTGAGGTTCGGGCTTCCGGCGGGCCATTCCCATGGGCCGAGGCCGTGGTGACAACGCCCTTGCCCCCCGACCCGTCAAGTCGGCAAGTCTGCTGGCTGGAATCTGATGTCTGCACGGGATGGACCGAAGCAATCAGCAATCCGGTGGCGGCAGTCAATTACGTGCCTGTCGGCTACACTTTTGCCACCGTTCCGGCAAATAAGGTCTTTCGTATCGCGCTGATCAACTACGCCACTCTTGGGTCGGCGAATGTGTCGCGCGGGGCGCAGCTGGAAGTGCATTTAAACAACGCGGTGGTGGCCACATATCCGCTGTCGCTTAATTCCAACGGGTCGGCGCTGTCGCCCTTCCCATTCGACGGACTCAGCATCGACGGCGTGCCGTTTTCTATCGCCAACATTTGGGGCGCTCCTGTTGAAATCAAGGCTGCGGGTGGCGTCCCAGGCTCCCCCGGGATCTACTTCGACGATAGCGTCGCCATACAAATACTATGAACCGAGGCATGTTGGCAGATGCGTATCGAGCGGCCAAAGAGGTGGGGCAGTGGGCCGCGTCGGGATTCCCGATGACGGAACTTTCAAAGAACCGTCTAGCGATTTGCGAGGCATGTCCGCACTTCAGTGGCGGTCGCTGCTCAATCTGTGGCTGCTACATGGCGGCGAAGACGATGATGTCCACCTCGAAGTGTCCGATCGGCAAATGGGATGCGGTAAGCGGGGCTGGTAAGTGTTGCCACGGTTGACATTGCGCCCATTGCAATGGGCGCGATCGACGTCAACTTGCTCAAGATCTTCGGCAACACGCAACGGCAGGCATATCAAACGCCTGTTTTCACGCGTGGTGACGTTCGTCGCTTGGAGTTCTTGTTTTTTGATGATGAGGGAGTTCTCCCTTTGTCCCGCGAGGATCAAGCCAAGGCATTTTTGCTCGGTCCAGCCAACCAGATGCTCGCTTCCGCTGTTGGTGGGCCCGATGGGGTGGGCGATACCGCATCTTATATTTTTGATCTGGCTCTGACGACTCAAGCCATTAGCGACTTATTCTCTAATGCCACTACAACAACTGTCGCCGTGCGCCTCGTTGTGGTGTTCAGCTTGGCGGGCCGCCATTGCACGACGGATCCCATCGCGACCGAGTTGCGGCGCAATTACGTCACTGTTTGGGACAATCCTCCTCCAGGGCCGCCCGATTTGTCGGGTCGAGCCACTGCCGCGCAAGCGCTGGAGGGGGCGGACAACAACACGTGGATGACGCCACTGCGGACCAAAGAGGCCTTTACCGCACTCTCTGGAAATGTTTCGCTAAACTACAACCCTTCGGCCAGCGATACCGTGCAAAGCGTGGAGGTTGGCGGCGCCGATCCATTGGCGGCCAGTGGTTGGCGGGTGTTGAATCTTTCGCAAGCGCTCGATCGCATATTATTCCCGACGCTCTTGCCAACCATCAGCACGCCCAAGTCTGCGACTTTGACAGTCTCAGGAGCTTCCGGCGTGCAAGAGGTCGGTTCGCCGGTCGCGCGTGTGCTGACCGCAGTTTTTGCTCGCGGGCGCATTACCAATGGCAACGGCTCGCTCGGACCTGAGTTGGTTGGCGCCGCCACAAACTATACCTACTCTGGCCCCGGACTCACCACGACTACAATTACTTCGCCAACCCAATCCGTCTCCACGGATGTGGTGCCCGGCAATAACCAATGGACAGTCAGTGTGGCACACGCCGCGGGTAGCGGCGCTTATGCCGACAACAAGGGCAACAACAGCACGGCGCTGGATGGCAGCCGCGGGCAAGGCACCGCCAGCGCGAGCACGGCGGGATTTCTCGGTGTCTATCCTTGGTATCGGCTGGAATCTCCCGTGATTTTCACGGCGGAGCAGTTTGCCGCCGCGATCGAAGCGGGGAACGCCAGCGCGATTCACGCCAGCGCTGTCCTAACCAAATATGTGGCCGATGCCGCAGGCACCATCGCGGTGCCTTACAATCTGAGCGGAAAATTTCTTGGAGTTGCCTACGAAGCCAGCCTGACGACCAAAACGCGTTACTACGTGGATGCTCTGGATAACGGAAACATCGGCTTGGTCTTTTCCGCCGCACAAAGCCTTGCGGATGTCGCGACCACCTTGTGGGAAAGAGACTACACCGTCCACATCAGCAAGAATACGCTGACCAACTCCAACGTAACGATTGAATTGAGGACCATCTAATGCCAAGCGGAATACAACTTTCAAGTGGAGTGCTCGTAGGCCAGCCGGTGCCTTTGGACGCAAAGTTCGGGCCTTACGATACTGTCGCGCTCGCCCTTGCGGACCTCACATCCGGCTTTCGTTATCAGGGCTTAACCGTCGGTATCAAAAGTGGCAACTCTATCGTGGAGTATTGGTTCAAAGACGGCGTCGCGGACGCTAATTTTGTCGAAAAGGTAGTCGCGGCCAACTGGAATACGCTGCTGAACAAGCCCTCGACTTTCCCTCCCTCGACCCACACGCACCAGATAAGCGAAGTAACGGGCTTGCAGACGGCGCTGGACGGCAAGCAGCCCCCCGCCACACGGTCATCTATTGATCTCACGGGCAACTTCCAGCTGCCCTCCGGAAGAAACCGAAGAGTTGTTATGCAACCCTCGGTGTCCTCGCCGACCGTCGATTTGCCCTACGAAGGCAATCAAAGCGGAGACGTAATCACTTTGATTGGCTTTTGGCCTATTTCCTCAACGATCACTATCCGAAGGGCGTTGACGGTAATAAATGGAGTGGCCGGATTTTCCGCCATTGCGACCATGAGTGGAGTTACTGGTGAAGATGCCAAGTCGCTGACATTCATATCCGACGGAACAGCGATTGGCTGGACATTAGTCACAGTTGATACTCACACGCACCCCGCTTCGGATATCTCCGACAGCACCGCCGCAGGCCGCGCTTTGCTTACTGCGGCCACAGTTCAAGCGCAAAGAACGGCGTTGGAGACATTCGTCTCAGCCGCCAATCTGACAGCGATCCAAGCACTCACTGGTAATTTTCAGCGAGTGTATATCGCTCAAGACACACGGAAAATCTATGCGTGGAGTGGCACTGGTTCTGTCTACACCGAGATAAGCCCCCACATTAAGTCCGATTGGAACGCCAACAGCGGGGACGCGCAAATCCTGAACAAACCACGGTCTCCCTATCAACTTATAGCAGCGTGTTCGGATGAAACTAGTCTTTTGACAACGGGCACGAAATTAGTGTTTCGCGTTTTTGAGATGATGTTTATCAACACGTTTCGCGCTTCTGTGACACAGGCACCAACTGGATCCTCCCTAGTCGTTCAATTGCGAGCACCCGCGCCTGGGAACCCCGCTAACCTACAAGTGTATGGAACTGTCACAATTCCAGCGGGTTCCACAGCGAGTAGCACTAGTCTTAACGATGCGGTAATTGAGTATATCTCGGACATGATAGGAGAAGCATCCCCAGAGTTCCACATACACGTTCACCAAATAGGAAGCACCTCCGCTGGCAGGGGTCTCAAAATATATTTGGAAGGAAATCGCATTTTATGAGCTTTATCATTGACCCGTATCGGTTTCAGAGAACCAACCTGATCCAGAACGGCGACTTCAGTAATGTCTCTGGAATGGGGGTTACTGGAGGTGGATGGTATAACGGTGTTCCGCCGATGTGGTCAACCCAATCTAATGTTGCCAATGCAGGATATTCCGTGCTGCTTCTTGAGGGCAAGTATTATGCCAACCTCAATACGCTTTCTGTTACAGAAGGCATCACCACAACTACAAAGTTTCAACCGCTTTATCAGGAGAGCGCAGCACTGCCGATACAAACCACCCTCACGGCGACTTGGACGATTAGATCGTTGAACGGGTATTCTTACACTATGGGCGCGGCGTTTTACGTTGGCGCATGGAACCCCAACAACAACTTTGTCGCGGTTTACACCTCGCCCTTTGACGCAAATACTCGCACTGTCTCGTTGGTTACCAGCAACTTTCCTGCAAACACTTTGATCACGTTTGCAATGTGGCAAGCTGGCAATACCGCACCGGGCGTGACTGATTTGACGATATACGCAGACTAACATTATGAAACTCCTCTACGACACGGTTAACGAAACTGTCCTTGCTTGGCCCCGTATTGACGACGAGCCAGTAGTCGGCCTTGAGCCGCATCTACTCGAAATGACCGTCATCCAAGAGAATGCGCCGTCTTACAATTCCGAAACCCAAATGTTGGTGCTAGCCCAAACCATCGACATCGAGGCCAAGACCGTAACACGTGGCTGGAACGTGGTAGATCTCCCGCCCAAGCTCTATTCGGCTGAAGAATGGCTCAATGCCCAAGGAGTGGGCGGGGCACGGCAACCAACCCTGCTCTATCTTCGTCAAAGTCTTGCAGCGGCATCCAAGGAAAGCCCTTTACTCAACGCCTTGGAGCAGTATCTCCAGACAATCTTGGCTCTCTATGCTACTGATCCCAGCCCCCGCGGCGATTGGCCACAGCCGCCCACGACGTTTGAGGCCGCAGTTCAGGAATCTATGGAGGTGTTAAATGGATAATGTAATCGAGACGGCAAACTTTGCGGCGCAGCAATCGGATCGGTGGCTATTCGTCGCGTTGTTGGTGATAGGGCTACTCTGTATTGGTGTGCTGTTCCGGTATTTTACTGGGAGGCTGGATTCCTTGCAGTCTCGGATGGATACACAAACAGCGGAATTTTTGAGCCATCTAAAAAGCGCCAACAAAGAGATGTTGGACATCATTGCTTTGGCGAACGCCACCATCACTAAAAACTCTACCCTGCTGGAGCGGTTGGAGCGCAAGCTTGCCGGAGATTGACAGCAGATTAAGGGTGTGAGCGCCCTTCTTGCCCGAATGCTTGGCATTAGCCGAGCCTTGCTTGAGTTCTATCTGCCGATTCTCCGCCGGATCTTGGCTACTGGCTTTGCCGCCCTTCTTCCCCTTGCTTTGGAAATCGTGCGCAATCTGGCCACGACAGACAAAACCGGCGCGGAAAAACGGACGCAAGCTCTGGATGCCCTACGTGTTGCGGCGGTCGAGCGTGGCCTTGAAGCCAGTGAAAACTTACTGCGCTACACCATCGAGGCAGCGGTGCAAAAGCTGAAATCATGAAAAATTGGGCGCTTCGTTTTTTGGTAAGTAAGGCCGGTGGCGTGTTAACGCCGATCATTGCCGGTGTCGTGGGATCTGTGGTCGCCAAGCTGGCAGCCTTTGACCCGTCCCTGGCTCAAAGCGTGGACGCGCCTGCCATAACGGCCTTTATCGTGGCGGCGGTAATGAGCGCGGTGAACTACGCGACCAATGCGGCGCAAACGGACAACATCAAGCATATCCAAGCTATCGTAAATGTGCCGCAGGATGGTGTGTTTGGTCCGGTGACCTACACCGAGGTGCGGAAGGCAATCCCAGTGGTTCGCGATGAGGTATGACGACCGGCAAAAAAATGAGGCGTGTTTTCACAGACCTAATCAGCAGCGGCCATGGTGGAAGCAGCTGCTCAATTCCCTGCGGGTGCGGGTGAAGTGGCAGGCTAAAAAATGCCCAGTCAAATCAGTGGAGATAACCGGTGGATTCGATTTTTGAACAATGAAATGGATGTCAAATCTTTTGCAAAAACTCTTCGGGGTTGGCCCCAAGCCCAGCTTGCCGAACTCATCGCGGAACTTGTCGAAATCCTCCGTCAAAAGCAAACGGACAAAAAAAACCAAAAATGACGCACCTGCTACCAGAGATCGCCGAGCAAGAACTCGGAAAAAAGGAGACTAGCGGCAACAATCTGGGTGCCGGGGTCCGCAAATACCAGCGGAGCACAAATTTGGCGCCCGGCGCGTGGCCCTGGTGCGCTGCGTTCCAATGCTGGCTGCTGGAGGAATGGCTCAAAAAAACCGAGGTTTTGGCTTGGCTAAACCTTAAGCGCTCTAAACCAGAGAGCTGGAGGCCCAGAACGGCTTTGGCCTACGGCTTTCTTAAGTGGGCGAAAGACCGGCCCAACACGGCTGATATTTACTCTGATTCGATAACGCCAAAGCCCGGAGACTTGGTCGTCTATGATTTCAGCCACATTGGAGTGGTCAAGCAATGCGCAGGCTCCCGTTTCTGGGCAATAGAGGGCAATACCAATGGCGAGGGTTCCCGCGATGGGGACGGGGTTTACTTGAAGCTGCGGCCGAGAAGCTTGGCCCGCGCCTTTATCCGAATCAAGGCATCTCGGGCATCGTAAGCTTGTATTCAATGCGCCATTTGTTGGCCGCGGCCAGCTCGATCAGCTCGCGGAGGTATTGAGCGCGGGACTTGCCTTGAGAGCTTGCCACCGCGTCCAAGCGCGCTAGAAGCTCCGCCTCCAACCTTATCGACAGAGATTCAGTTTTCGTTTTCACCCGTGAGCAATCGCAAAATTTTGTGATTGCGTCAAGGAAAATGTGTGTTGACCGATCTTAAAAACGCGATACAAATGCATCTCAAATGGAAGTCATCTCACTGGCACTTGGAGCAGATATGATAAACGAACTGAGAGATCAGGCGTCATATCGTGGTATCACTGTTGACACGTTTGTATCGCATTTGTTGAACATTTCACTGGGTAATTCTGACATAGAAATGCCTAAAGTGCCCAAAAGTGAGTATGGGGAGAACACCCTATCATGACCGAAGCAAAGCAAAGATGGGTGGAAAACCTACCCGTGAATTTAGCCCAGTTGGCTGAGGCGCAGGGGATCAGCTACGAGAGCGCGCGGACTTTGGCGAGGATGCCCGGCTTCCCGAAGGTCGGGCGGTTGATTTGGCCGGAAGATTTTCTTCGGTGGCGCAAGGAGCTGGTGGTGAAACGCGATCAGCCCAGCCGCCAAGATCATCAAGACGAACGCGCTGGTAAATCCGGTGGATCGCGGTCGAAGCATGATTCACCAAACGCATGGCCACGGCGAGCGGCGCGCCTTCGCGCGCAAGCCGCGTAATAAAAGTCACCCTGGAACAATGAAAGCAAAGATGCTCCAAGTCCAAGCGTTCGAAAAACAAACCCCATTGCCGCGAGGGCTGGAAGGGAAATTCGAAGGCGGGCTTTTTGCTGCGGACAATTTCTGCGCAAAGCGGTTTGATCACGGCGGGCATCGGAATGGCATAAGCTTTTTTGCGCCCGCCTTTGGGCGAGGAAAAATCAATCGTGCCCATGGCCATGTTGATTTGTCGCGGGGCAAGTCGCGTCTCGCGCAATCGACATCCGGTCGCCATGGCAATCGCCCAGCTGCGCTGCATCCACAGCGGCTCGTTGACCAGCGCGGCCTCGATCCGGCGCTGCTCCTCGATGGTAATCTCGGGTTTCTCGGCGGGGTCCTCTTTCCGCAGCTTAAGCCCATCCAAAGTATTTTTGTCGGCCATTTCTCGCGCTACGGCTTGGCTCATGATCGTCTTCAGAAGCTTGATCTCGGCGATGGCCGTATTCCGACTGATCGGCTTGCCGGAACGAGGGCGCGCGTGTTCCATACGCCATTCAAGGTAGTCCTGACCGTGTTCGTGCCGCAGGGCTTGGGGATGCCCAATCTTTCGGAGGGCCAAAAATCGGGCCAAGTGTCGCCAGCGAAGTTCGTAGCACTCCAGGGTTTTTCCAGTGGCCGTAGCGCGCAGCCACTTCGGAACCCAGATCCATCCATCGGAGAGCTTGAGCGGCTTGCTCTGGGCCTCAAGGTAGCTTCGCTCGGCGACGAGGATCTTGGCCTTCTTGGTGTCGGCCGCGTTGTCGTGCCGCAGTCCGGTGTTCTCACAGCGCCACACACCCTCAATGCGGGTGCGCAGCTGCCAAAAGGGGGAGCGTGCGCGGCGATAAAGCGAGGCCATGGCGAAAGTGTAGCAAAGTTGTGTAGCAAACTGCAACCCGCGCGACCCCATTTCTCTGTGTAAAATCCATGATAAACCGCATAAAAAACAGCAAACCTATAGCGTCGGTTCGATTCCGACCCTCGCCTCCCTCTGTTAGTGAAGCAAAAACAGGGGGAGAGTGTAGCAAGTCGAAAAACCCCGCGAAATCAGCGGCTTCAGGCAGCTTTCCCGCAACACCCATAACGTCGGTTCGATTCCGACCCTCGCCTGCCTCTAATAGTGTAGCAAAAAGAGGCCGCAAGTGTAGCAAACCTCGCTGGAGGTGGGGCCGGTGAAGGACCCGCGCCGCCATTGGCTTTTGGCCGTTCAGCGCATGATGGCAGAGACCCGCCTGCCTTTCCGCGAGTGCTGCCGCCGGATAGGTCATCGAGGCGGCTTGGCGGCTTCTGCGCGCCAGAAGGCCGTGAACGCACGCCGCACGAAAGAGGAGGCCATGCGACTGTCTTGATGGACGCAGACGCTCACATGCTGGAGTGGCTGGATTCCCTCGACACGTGGGAGAGGGCGGTGGCCCTTGGTCGCCATGTTGAGTGGGAGCAGCTTTCTTCATCGGAGAAGTTGCGGATCATTCGATTTGAACACTCTTCTGAGCTGACTGGGGATCAGGACGATGCCGCGAATCTCTGCATGGCGTCCTACTCGGTGAATTTCGCCGAAATTGTGGATTGTGAGGCGGATCACTGGCAGGAGGAGTTTGATCTGGCAAGGGACGAAGCGGAGGCTTTTGCCAAGATAGAGTCCGATTGGCGGGCGGCGGACTATGAGCGCCATACGCAAGACATTGTCAGAAGCATCGCCGAAATCGCTTCGGCGCCGGCCAACATGCGCGTGCAGTGCGTGGCTCTCGCTTTCGCTTTAGGGCACGCGCCCGTTTACCTCAAAATTCGAGAGGGCACGCCGGGGCATTACCTTTACCGAGAGGTCGTGTGCAATACGCAGAGCGAGGCAGCGCTCGCTCTCAACACTTCGCGCCAAAATCTGAACAAGGAAGTTCAGCGGCATTGCCGTCGTTACGGCATCAAGCATGGCGTTCATCTCAAAAGTCCGGAGGCGCGCGCAAGCTTTTCGGTAGCGCAAGCGGCCAATCACTGGAGGCACCGCAGCTATGCTGTATAAATACGACTCCAGGCACGCGGAGAAGGTCCAGCAGGTGATACGCCAGCTGGGGTTTGGCTCCGCCCTTGCGGAGGAGCTTGTCGCCTCTCACGAGCTAAAATTGGAAGCAGAGGCCCGCAGTCACGATGCTTGGGTCTTGGGCAAGCTGCTCCGCCGCCTTTGTGAAGTCGAAGAGCCAAAGCTTGTGGCGCTCTCGATGATCGTCGTTCTCAGCGGCTACCAAAAACTTTTTGCCGGTTCGCGTTTGCTCATTGGAGTTGACGCCATCGCCAGCCACTACGGCGTGAGTAAGGCCGACCTGATGCAGGAAATCTCATTAAGCGCCCACTTTTTGGAGCGCCCAGTTCCCAATTTATGACAACGCCCAGTAATACCACAGTCGAACTGGCTCTCGCCGGTTCTCAGTCAAAGTTCGCGCTCACTGAGAGCGGACTTCAAATCCAAAACGACCTCACTCTGGATGAATACCGACACTTGCTGTCGATGTTCAAGGTGTTTGCGGATCGCTACAACCTCAACTTTGCCGGGGCAATTCGTTACGGCGAGATGCACTTTGGGACAGCGGCAGTGCAAGACATGCTGGTTCAGTTGGAGTTTCCCCATGTGAAAGTCAGCCGCGCCATGAGCATTGCGGGGCTGTTGGGAGATCAGCTTGAACTGAAGTTTGAGACTTTCACCGGCCTGACGGACGAGCACTACGCGATTCTTGGTCGTGAGTTCAAGGATCATGAGGAATTGGTCGGCAAATGGGCCGGATTAGCGCAGGAGCACCAACTGACGCCGCGCGCGCTGGTGCGCTCCATCGAGAAAGGTGCGGTCGTTACCGATGCCGAGCTGAAGGGGACCAAGGACAGCACTTTGGCCTATTTCGATGAAATGGAGCTGGCCTTTCGCATGTGGCTGCACCGAGTGGGTGGCGAAGAGCGTGTGCTCGGTTTGGATAATGAGCACCTGCGCGACCTCTACGGCCATTTCAAGGCGCTGGAGGCATTCATCTTGAAGCTGAAGGAGGCCTGCCATGAGTGAGTTGCAAAACTATCATTTTGAGTCAGCGGCCGAATTTGCCGTCGTTAGAGAGTTCATCCGAACAACAGTCGATTTGGTAAGAACGCCTGAAGCAATTCGTGCCGCCGCGCGTGCTGTCGACGGAAAGCAGAACTTTTCCGACGAACAAAAACGCTATGCCAAGGATTTTCTGGAGGCGGCAGCGCAACTTATTCAAGAGCAGCCCTAATGAAGCGCAATCCAGACGACCTCATCGGTATAGCGTCGAGAGTTGCCGCCCTGCGCGCAGCGGAGCGGCGTTTGCCAGAGGTGTCCTTTGACGGCTTAGACACAGAAGATTCGGATCGAATTTTGCAAGCTGGTAAGGCCGCTGCTGCGGCTGAAATACGCGCTCTCCTGCGCGAGGCCAACGATCAATGGGAAAAAGAGTTTGCCAACTAAAATCACCCCCCGCGCCGATCACATCGTATTCTATCTGAGTGGCTTTGAATGCTGCGCGGATAGTGTCGATTCTCAGCTAGTCAGCGAAGGCAAATGGCAGCTATGGAAACATGGCATAGTAAATGCGGTTTCCAAGCGGTTGCTGGCAAAGGAGATTACCGGTTATAGATCGCTAAGCTATATTAATGGAGATAAGCTTGATCTGCGCCGTCGCAATTTAAGGAATGCCAAAACTGCCTTCTGGCGCGCGCAGTGCGCTATCCGATCAAAGGCCAAAGTTGCTTTTTGTCTAAACAGAATGCGCTGGATTGTGCGCCGACAAGTCAGCGGCGTTCGCTTGTGGAAATCGTGCAAAAGCGAGGCGGAAGCCAAGGCGTATGCGCACATTTTTTCCGCTGTTGGGGCTGCTGAACTCAGCAAAAACAAACGGCGATCGTGTTTGGACGAGCAGTTCATGTGGCTACATGAAGATATATCTCAACACATAGTGCAACGGTGTGAAAGCAAGGTCGAAATAGCACAAAAAGCATTTGCCGCCGGTGTGTTGGCCCGGGACATCATTGGTAAACGTAACGCGGAGGCTTTATGCGTGTAAGTGAAAGACTTGCAGAGCTAAAGCGAAGAGTGAGCCTGCGCGATATCTTGGTAAGAGATAATGTTCAGATTCGGCGCGCAGGTGGGTCGCGCTATGCCGCGCTGTGTCCATTTCATCAAGAACGGACGCCTTCATTTTACATTTTTAGCACACACGCTGGCGATCGCTATAAGTGTTTTGGCTGTGGAGCAAGCGGCGATGTTTTTGACTATTGGATGCAAACCAGGAACAAAAGCTTGGCTGAAGCTGAAAACGAACTTTGTTCAAGCGAGGGCATCCCCCAGTCGCAAAGAACATTAAAACCAGTGCCCCTTGCGCAAGATGTGGTTGGGCCCTTGACGGGTCGCGCTTTGGATATTTGGGAGGAGGGGGTCAAATACTTAGCGCGTTCCGAGAGCGATCAAAT